AATATAGAATGTTTTCTTTAAGATTCGTCGTATAGTATCGACATATCAGCTTTAACATCGAGCATATCTTCCACGTCAGCTTCAATCATAGAATCTTGTGTGGGATATGCAACACATAATAAAGCAAACCCACTATTAACCTGTGCATCATTCAAAAACGATTGTTCCGATTGATCTATCCCACCCCATACGAGTTTCGCTGTACACGCCGAACATATACCCGTGCGACACGAATACGGAAGTTCTATGTTATTATTTTCCGCCGCATCCAATATGTATGTAGATTTATCACACTCGAAAGAGTGTTGCCCCATAGGTGTACGAAGTGTAATTTTAAAAGTTGTGCGAACCTTAGGAACACGGGGATGACCCGAAGGATTCGCGACGGCGTATACCGAACTCATTATTATATTATCCTGTTAAATTTTTCTTCAATTTTAAAAAGTACGATTTAATACTTTTTAAAGTTGAATTATTAATTAATTTTAATAGCAAATACAAATTTGATTTGTATGCTTAGTTAGAGAAGGCAAGGCCACCCATACCCGATTGGATGCGGAGGACATTGTAGTTGACCGCGAACATGTTGAGGGTCGTGTTAGTGCCAGAGCCGGCGTTAATAGCAACCTGCGCGTTATCAATGCGGGAGAAGTTGCACGTGCCGGTAGGCTGATGCTCCTCGGGCTTAAGCGCGAAGGAGTACGAGTACACACCGGGCATGGGGGAACCGGAGTGGTGGTTGTAGGGCTGGACGGAGTTGAAATACTTGGAACCCTGCTCCTTGAACCTGTCCTGGCCGTTAAGAACGAGCTTCATGTCAACCATGTTAGAGACAGCATCCTCATCCCAAGCGGTAGCGGCACCACCGACGTTCTGAATCCTGGGGCAGTTGCCAGCATCGGCGCTGACCTGGGCCTCGGCGACGAGAGTAGTGACGTCAGTGGCCAGCTGAGGCTGACCGGCATCGACGCTAGTGGTGAAGTTCCACAGGTTGTTGTAGGTCTTGGTAGACTGAGAGAGGCACCACACGAGCTCCTTGACGGGGTGGTTGAAAGAGAGCCTCTTCTGGTTCGAACCGGAAGAAAGGGTATCAGTTCCAGTGTGCTGAACCTGCTCAATGAGGTACTCGTGGCCCTTCTGGGCAAATCGCCTACGCTCCTCAGTGTCGAGGTAGATGTAATTGGCGTATACCTTGAAAGAGGAAGGCTTGATGTACTCATCGAAGTCGGAAGTTAAATCGAAATCGAGACGGACTTCATGGTACTGCAGGGCAATTAGTGGGAGGGCGAGTCCAGGATTGCGGTTAAAGAAAAAAATAAGAGGAAGGTATACCTTGGCACCATCGATACCGGTAGTCATCTTACCCCAAGTGGTCTTCTTGGAGGCATCGAGGTAGAGCTCGGAGTAAAGCCTCCACCAGGTCTGGTAGTGTTTGTCAATTCTTTGTCCGCCAATTGATAACTCAACATCCTTGATCGCACGCTCGGCGACCCACTCGTTGGAGGGGGCGAGGTCAGTGGAAAGAGAAAGATCAATCTCAGACTCCATCTCTACGTACATGTCCGCGACAAGATCACCGTTACGAGCGACGGTGACAGAGACGCGACCGGAGTCAGCGGCAGTACCGTTGATGGTCTGCTCGATGTTCTCCATAGCGAAGTTAGTGTGGCGACGGTAAACCGCCTGAAAAAAAGTAACCTTGGGGTTACCAGTGAGATAGACATCCTGTGCTCCGTAGGCGACCAATTGCATTAAACCGCCAGCCATTTTGTTGTTGTTGTACTATACACCAAGAAAATAATTTCGGGTAAAGTGCGAAAAAATCGTACTGATTTTTCCTGAGCATAAATAAATGTCCGATACCGAAACACCAGCTCAGATGGAAATCGATGAAGAGGAAATTACCGATGAAGAGGAAATTACCGATGAAGAAATTACTGATGAAGAGGAAATCGCCGATGAAGAGGAAGAAGTCGATATGAATGAATATGAATATGAAGATGAAGATGATATTGAGCAATACATGACCATGGAAACTTTATTGGGTTCCACACTCATGACGGAAGATGGCGATACTATATGTAGCGCCCTGGTAAACATGGGTCGACAACTCGAAATCCAAAATAAAATTTTAGTCAAACTTTTGACCACCCTCCAAAAATAGTAGCTTAGAAAAATGAAGTATTATAATAGAAATGTCAGAGGCGACACATTTCATTAATGAAAGTGCAGACCCGAACGAAGCGAACCAAGCGCTATGGGCGAACGAAATTAAAACTTTCAATAATGAAAAGCTCGTATCCCACTTATCAGAACTCGAAGAGTATTGGGACATATATCACAAAAACGACCCTAAGATTCCCTATCGTCTAGGGTATAATATGTTTTTCTTACCCGACGAACTTGACCAAAAAGGTATGCCCAAAGTCATAGACATAGAACGTGTCGTGACTAAATATGTACAGATCCGTGATCACGTTTGTGAAATATATCACAAAGCCAACGAACTTAAAATGCTGGAAGAATTGGATAAAAATGATCAGGATACAACACTCGCCACTCGTATAAACCGTCTCATCGATCAAGTAGATGATGCGTGGACGATCGTTTTCCGTGCTGCACGTATCATGGAGCGAGTGAATAATCCAACATACGTACCCATTAACCCCGAATCTGATCCTGCTATTTTCCGAATGTCTACTATAAATAAAGTAGACGAATTATCACCTTATCAGCAATCTATCATGCAGTGTCTTAAGCATTTATATTCACATAACATTAGGCGGTACAAGGGGTATTGTTGTGAACAGATCATGACTAAGACTGGATGCCCGTCTAGGGCGTGGAAGCCTAAACAAAGTATAGGTGAATTTGTGTATAGTGTCGGTAGAAAGGAAACTTGGTTTGATTTATGGAAAAATCTTACTTCGAGAGGTACTGGCTATAAAGATGTTATAACACATCTCACAAATATAAACGATATGCAGTTTCCCGATATAGTAAAGAACAGACACGTGTGGTCTTTCGATAATGGTGTTTTTGTAGCGAAGAAATGGTCAGATAAAACCGGTTTATACACGGCTGAATTTTATGATTATGAATCTAAGGAGTTTAAGAGTCTCGATCAGTCTATCGTGAGCTGTAAATATTTCGATCAAGAATTTCCTAATTACAGCCACCTCGAGGATTGGTACGATATACCAACTCCACATTTCAAATCAATCTTTGATTACCAACAGTTTGATGAAGATGTTGCGAGATGGATTTATGTCATGTGTGGGCGCTTGTGTTATGACGTGAATGACATAGATGGATGGCAAGTTATCCCGTTCCTAAAGGGTGTGGCGAGATCCGGTAAATCGACTATCATCACGAAGGTTCTGCGTAAGTTTTATTGCACAGAGGATGTTAAAACACTCTCAAACAATGTTGAAAGGAAATTCGGTCTTTCTGCTATCAAGGATGCTTTCATGTTTATCGCTCCTGAAGTCAAGAACGATTTGGCACTCGAACAAGCAGAGTTTCAGTCTATCGTGAGCGGTGAAGATGTATCTATCGCAGTAAAACATGAGAAGGCACATTCTATGGAATGGAGAACGCCAGGTATTTTGGGGGGTAATGAAGTTCCACATTGGAAAGATAATTCTGGAAGTGTCCTCCGTCGCATTCTCACCGTAAACTTTGGAAAGCAAGTGAAGGATGCGGATCCCACTCTAGAACATAAACTCGAGGCAGAATTGCCTTGTATTTTACAAAAGTGTGTACGCGCGTATCTAGAATACGCACAAAAATACGCTAAGAAGGACATTTGGAACGTCGTACCCAGTTATTTCAAAGATATTCAAAAGCAGATTGCGGGTGCTGTATCCACATTGGAGAATTTTATGCAGTCGCATCATATAAAAATCGATCCCGAGGAGTTCTGTACCGTGACAGAGTTTGTAAAGAAATTCAATACCTATTGCTCGGATAATAACCTCGGTAAACCTAAGTTTGGGTACGATTTCTATATCGGTCCTTTCAGTCAACGCGATATATACGTGAAGCACGACACGCGCCAATATGGTGAAAAGTATATCGTGAATCAACAATTCATTTTCGGATTGGGTCTCATTGAAGAGAATCCCATGAGTGGGAATATGTTTGGAAACGATGACTAATTTAAAAGGAAAAGACCACGTGTAGGTATGGAATGCCCGCGAGAGGTTTTTTTAAGAAATCTTAGAACCAAAAAAGGTGTTGATGTAGATACGATTAACCCAGATCATTACGATATAGATATTCGTGAAAAAATAGCAGATCTCATGTATGTGATCATATGTAATTATATTCGTCAAACGAGGAACGAAGAAAATCAATACGGGATAGGAAAAATGGAAGAAGCATATTTTTGCACATCAGATTTTATCACTACAGAAGATGCAGAAAAATGGATAGAAATGAATAGAGACCCAGATGATTTAAATCTCATAGTTTATATTTACGATAATTTAAAAAAAATGGAATCTTGTCAGCATAAAAGAAGCTTACTTTACTTAACTAACATGTTATACTTTTATTTATAAGTTTGTGTGGTTCAGATACCTGCTTTAAGTGTTTCGCATGGTACGAAAAGTCGTAGGGTGTAAATAGACCCTTTATTTTACCAGATACAGCGAATGCTTCATATTCATGGGACACGCCCGTACACACAGAAACGAACTCTAAACGAAGCAATCTATCTTCTAACATCATAAACTCTTTAAGAGATTCGGGGGACGCGCCATCTTTCTTTATTTTTTCATACATCTCTTTCGATTGTCCATTGGATATATGAAAAAACGACGTTTTATACCCTAGAACACCCACCTCTTTATT